ATATGCCTTACACCGTCTATGTTGTAGTGGATAGTAACAGATGAGAAACTAGCTGAGATTGGTTCGTAGGTAACGCTAGTTCCAGACGCTACAGTCTCCGACAACCCACACGCCTTAAGCGCACTTCCGTACCTGGGTGCAGTTCCAGCCGAGCCGCTTCCGCAAAATTCAACGCTGAATGTACACTCAACTCTGGTGTTTGCTAATAGCTGTTGTGATGATCCAAGAAATGGTCTTACAACATCTCTATTAACGACATCACTTGATTGTGGTGTAATACTAAGATCAGTTACTAAAACTACATCTGTGGCCGCCGGAGTAGGGTCACTTCCGTAGGAGCTTTCCGCTTCAATTAGAATTACTCTCTTCCTTGTCAGTTGTGCCATCTGTAATTACCTCAGTAGGGATTTCTGCTTGTTTTGTTTGTTGAACTAGCTTTCGCTTGCCAGTTTTGGGGTTCAGAATGTAAGTTCCGCCCTCATTTGGGATTTCATTACTCATAGTAATCAATCAGGGTTGTTAGGCTTGAGAATACAACAATACTATGTAGTTAAACTATTATATGAAGTTCGATATTCGATATCAAACTCACAAGATACAATCCCTGCTGGTTCATCAGCCTCTAAAACCTCAAAAGAAGTTGTAGATGGCCTTATGTCTATAGCTAGACCTCCTACAGTTGGATCTGTAAGAATTTTCGTATGTAAGCTCTCAATCGTTGGATCAGCTACATTATCTGGTACTGCGCCTCTAACAATTACAGAAATACGAATCCTAAATTCCCATGTTACTGAGTTATTAAAACTACTTGTATCCTGTGGGGTATCACTTATTGGCTCAAGAACAATAGCTGGAGTTTCTGCTTTTGCAAAAGCTTCTGGTCTAGATCTATAAATTCTAGTACCAACTCCTGTGGTATTAGCAAGGTTAGTTTTGGTTGCAGCTAAAATTTGTTCTCGTTTTGTAGCCATGTCATACCTTCATTAGAAAAACAATACATAAAGTACCATCATCAATTTTTTTTACATTACGAACCTTATAGTTAACAGAATTAACTGCTACTGTTGCATCAAAAACTAAAGTTCCCAAATCACTTGTTTTTGCTGTCAATTGATAATCAGTTGTGACTACAAGTCCATCAGCAATCATTTCATCTGGTTGATCTAATATGCCTTTGTAAGTTGTAGAACTATAAACAACAGTATCTGTAAAATCAGCAAAATATGTATCTAAGTCTTCAGTAAATGCCATAAGAAAAAAGCCCTCATTAGAGGGCTATATGTTTAGCCGTACTTTTTAAGACCAATTAAATTGATACTAAAAGTAAATGTTGGGGATGATCCACCGATTGTTTGCACAATCCTGATGAAACGCTTACTTGAATCCTTGTTGATTGCAAGTGTTTGCATTGAAGCAGCATCAACAACTTGTGTAAAAGTAGCACCAGATAAATCTGTAAATGTACCACCTGTTGCATCTGATTCAGTTAGCTTAATGTCTAATGTTGGAGAAGAACCGCCACCAGCAGCACTATCCAAAATTAGCATTACATCACCATCGTATTCGAGTAAATCTATTGAGCTTGATGTAGCTGTGCTTGTTACAGCAGCAGTCGCAACACCAGCAACAACAGTTAACTTCTCTAGGTTCTGTTGGATAACAGACATTTTAAGATTCCTCCATGATTGAGATTGCTTCCTCTAATTCGACAATTAGATCAGCTTTGTTATGTCGCTTATCAAGTTCAAGTCCTAATTGTCTTCCGTAAACTTCAAGTTGTGCTTTCGTCATTTGAACAAAATCAACTTTGTCTTCAGAAACAGGCTCTTCCTCAACAAGTGTTTCTACACTAGGTATTGGTGCTTCGCAAGCTTCAACGTAAGCTTCAGCCTTGTCAATAGCAACTAGATATTCACCAGTATGCTGTTCAACATCAACAATAGAGCCAGAGTCCGTTGGGACTCCAGCGATCATTGTTGCTCTTAGCAATTTAACCTTCATGTGATTATGTTCCGAAACAGAACGCACCAGGCTGTTTAACACCGAAATCGACATCTTGTAACGCGATTATTCTTACGCTACCAGCAGTTGCATTTGCATAAGGATCTACTGTTAGATCTAGACCTGACCACATACCAATAACAAACTGTGAGAAGTCTCCAAAGAGTACATCGTTGTTTGCAAGCTGGTTTGACACAATAGCTGGATAGCCATTAATTGAGTTGTCCTCAAACACGAACTGCGCTGTGTTTGAAGCTTTTTCTGTTGACTTCAAAGCACCTCTAGCAGAAGCATTTATCAGGTAGAACATACTAGCTACATCAGCGTTAGCTGCTGCAACGTCTGTTTCCATTCCGATGTACTCAGCAAAAGTACCAAATGTAGTAATTGTCTGTGTACCTACACCAGTTGTATCTTTGATACCTAATGGCTCGTTAGAACTACCAGAACCGTAAATCGCTGCGTTATCTAGCTTTGTAGCAATAACTTTTGCTATATCGTCCCTAATCATAGATTCAACGTCAATGCTTGATTGAAGAAGAAGTCTTCTACTGTAGTCAACAAAAGCACCAACAGTTTTTGGTGTCATATTGACCTGGTCGAACGCCTGTTGGCTCTCAGTTGGAGCGCCAGATTCACCAACGAAATACGCAGTCGATGTAGATGTCATCCTGGGTATTGCTACGTTTCCACTTAATCCGGTCAACATAGTTGGGTTTGTTGCCATAACAGCCATTCTCTTACGAAGAATGTCTATAAATGAACCAGCAAGTAATTCTGTTGGAACTAAGTTACCACCGGCAGTTGCTGTACCTACGTTTAAGTCTCTTTTTAAGACTTCGTTAGGAACTAAGATGCCGTTTGCTGGCTTGTCATATCTCTTAGATGCTTCCTCAGATACCTCTCTCTCAAAAGCGGCTGCTTCTTGAGCTTGACGATCTGTAGGATTTGCTAAAGCATTCAAAGCTCTCAAAAATGAGAATCTCTTAACTTCTTTTGGCTCTAAGCCAACTTCATTTGTTGCCATGTCAGTAGAACGAATAGGTGTATTACGAACCTCTGCCTTGTTTTTAACAAGATCGAGGATAGCTGCTTTTGCCTCTTCGGGTGTTTTATTACCCTTTATAAGTGTGTCAGCAAGCTCTTCTGCTCCATACTTTCCAAATTCACGACAAAGTGAAGTGATTGATGCTGTACGAGCATTGTTTTCATCAATAGCACGTTGTACTTCGGCTTTGATGTCGATCTCAACGGCTGGAGCCGTATCAACCGCAGTTTCTTTTGTTGATTCTTCCATAGTTTGAACCGAGGGTGATGCGGATTCAACCGCAGAACGTACCTCCTCAAGAGGGGAGTTATCTTCCATAGTAATACTATTGCCTTGTGAGGGTGAAATCAAGCTTCTTCCGAAGCCAATTGTAGGATCCGCCGGAACGGTTACAACCGATAATTCGTGTACAGACCAGCTAGATGCTCTCATCCCATCTTCCATTTCTTCCATATCATTTATCTGATAACCAAAAGAAATTCCGCGTAAAATACCGTCTTTAACGTCTTCTAAGACTTCAGAAGCGAATTTATTGCGAGAGAAGCGAATTTTAGCAAAACCGCGCTTAGTTTCTGGATCAATCTTTGCAGACTCAACAACACCTATTGGTTTGTTCATATCGTGATTAAACAAAACCGCTCCACCGTCATTTAATCGAGATAAATCCGCTGCGCCTTCATCATGGCTTAACACTTCGTTACCAAAATATCGTTTTACAGGATATTCAGAACTAAATGGAAACTCAAATGTGCGTGATTTGACATTTTTGAAATCTGTAACTTCTTTACGTTCAAACTTATCTCCAACCTCAATCGATCTAATGTCTGCAATTTTTGTAAGTGTCGAAAACTTATGACCTACTTTACGATCAGTAGCCTCGCCATCTCTATATAAAGTGATAAGCGCTGCTGGATCATCCGCTGTTCCTGTGATAGTGAAAGAACTATCTGGAACATCTATTGATCCATCTCTAACGATACGATCAATTTTTCCTCTAGCACGACCTCCACTAGAGTTCCAAGAAACAA